GAAGATGTGTTTGAAGAGCAGTGTGCTATTCAAACTTTTCCTCATGAAATTTTACGCACCATACCTTTATTGGAATCATTTAATAGACCTAGATTTCATAAAATACGTCCTTCTGTGGCGTATGGGTGGAATGGGCCACCTACTCAATATCCAGTCAGATTAATACCTTTCGTAAATAAAGATGGTTTAACTATAGATCCTTACATTGTAGGAGTTTCTAAATTACATCAAGAATATACACCTGAAATTTTAGAAGATGATGGATCAGTGGATTGGTTAATATCTCTCTATCCTCCTCAAGAAGATAGAAGATTATTAAACTTTTCAGAAGTTATTAAAGGAACTGGAGAATTTTTTAGTTCAGTTAATGCTGGTACGTCTCCAGGTTATCCATATTGCTTAATGAAAGAGCAAACAAAAGGAAAATCACCTTGGATCACTGTAGATAAAATTTCTTGTGAGATAGAATGGACTGAAGATTTGGAATCTTTAGTTCAGACTTATGAAGCAAGTTTATTAAAAGGTGAAAATATAGAAGTTTTATGGGCTGATGTTCTTAAAACAGAGAGAAGACCTATAGAGAAAGTGAATGCTGGTAAAACTAGATTATTCTCTACATGTCCTTTACATTATTTGTGTTTAATGAGAAAATATTTTGGAAAAATAACTGAATATATTCAATCTCAGAGCACTCTTAAACCTGTTTCTGTGGGCATTAATGCACATTCTTTAGACTGGACCATTTTATATAATAGATTGTCCAAGACAAATGGATCTGTAATAGCTGGTGATTTTGAAAATTACGATGGGAGAATACCTAGATTTATTGGAGAAAAAAGAGTTTTAGCATTTGTTAATAGATGGTATGATGATGGACCCGTAAATGCTCGGGTACGTGCTTTATTATTTGAACACATATATAATGCAACTCGTTTAACAGGAAATGTAATATATCAAGTTAAAGACGGAAATCCTTCAGGAAATCCTTGGACTTCTTTTTATAATTCTTTAGGACAACTATGTATGTGGTATCCCATTCTCACTCAAGTTTTTTGTTTGAGTCCTGATACTTGGAATATAGTTGTATATGGAGATGATAATGTTTTAACTACTGATAAGGTGGGTTTGAGAGTTAATGACTTTCAACCTTATTTTAAACAATTTTATGGTATGAATTACACTCACTTCTCTAAAAAAGAAGGAGTGACTGTTCATGACACTTTAGAAAGTATTAGATATTTAGGTCGAGCTTTTACACCTCAGAGGGGTTTTTTTAAAGCAGCTCCTTTAGAATTATCAGTGATTGTAGAATCAACTTATTGGACAAATGGGCCAAAAGTAGACTTTGAAGTTTTAATGTCTACTGTTGAATCATTTGTAAATGAAATTTTCCATTTTGGAGTAGATTTTTACCGACGTTTTTGTGGTGAATTTCTTACGTGGTTGAAGGAAAATATTGAAGATCAAACTCTTCTTCATGGATTAGAAAGTAGATTGTTATTACCTTATAACACTATTTACTTTAGAAATTATGGAGGAGGTCAAACCGCCGAACAATACAAAAACTATGCATAATTGCATATCGTAGTTTCAAATACCTGAAACAAATCAAATTGATCAAACAAAAAATTTAGAATATACTAATAGAGCAACGGCTGTTCCTGATGAAACTCAACAGGTACAGTTAGGAGGTTATCACGATGTGTCTGAAGTTACACATCAAATGTCAAATAGTGAAATGATCCAAGATCCTTATAAATCTTTTAATATGGAATCGTTTAATGTAGATGATTCTTTAAATAGAGAATATCCTATTGGCACAATAAATTGGAATTCATCTCAAGCTAGAGATACGGGTTTAATAACTTTTAATTTTCCTGATGTATTATTTAATCAATCTTATATACAAAATAGATTGAAAGATTACCAGTACTTTAGAGGATCTATAAGAATCACTGCACGAGTAGTTACAAATCAATTCTTATATGGTGCTTGCATTATGTGTTTTGCACCATATCCTACAGAATATAATGTTCCTAATAGTAGTTTAATAGATATGTCAGGTTACCCTCATATTTTGCTTTCTGCTAGTGCAGGTGATGCAGCTACATTCGATATACCATTTATTTGTAAAGATAGAGTGATAGATATCACAAATTATGAAATAGGTCAAATGGCACAAGTTAATGTAGCCGTAGCAGTACCTCTTATTGATGCAGTTAATGCTTCGGTTGTACAGACTACTATATTTTTTACCGCTCAGTTTGTAAATGCAGAATTATTTTTACCAGTCACTTTAACTTCTAGTCACACTAAAGGAAAGGAAGCTAATAATAAATCAAGATCTGGAATCATTTCAAATGTTTTAAATGAAGTTTCTGATGTAGTCTCTACTGTTGGAACCGTTCCTTTTTTAGCTCCTTATGCTTCTATGTTTAATGCAGTATCTAGACCAGCTTCTTCTATGTTTCGTAGATTAGGACTTAGTAAACCTACAACGACAGCAATGACTCAAGTGGGTAAAATAAATCCTTATGTAGATATTAATCAAGGTGAAGGATTAGATTTAGCTCCTAAATTAGGATTTTGTCCTACTAATGGAATATCTACTATTCCAAATGTAGGAGGACAGAGTATCGACGAGATGGAATTATTGTATGTAGCAGGAACTCCTCAGTTATCAGATTATCTTGCAGTTGGCTACGGATCTTTAGGGAGTACTTTTACCTTGTTTGATGTGTCTAGTTTAGCTTCTCCTGATTATTTAGATAATGTTAATTCATTATTTGCTTATTCAGCAGGTTCTATGAAAGTAGGGTTGTACATTTCAGCGTCCAAATATCATTCTGTTCGTTTAGTATTTTGGATTAATCAAAATAACTCTACAGCTGTACATTGGGAAAATTGTTATCACAAAGTTGTTGATGTTCAAGGAGATACTAATCTATTTTTTACAGTTCCGTACATGCATAAAAGTTTTTCTACGTTCAATACAACAGGAACACCTCGTGTTTTTATGACTGTTTTATCTTATAATCAACCAGATAATGCACTAGACACACCAATATTTGTTCTTTGTTATAAAGCTGCAGCTTCTGATTACACATGGGGAGGTTTGACAGACACTGTAGTCCTTCAAAGTAATCCTCGCGCTGATTTTTCTAATGAATTTGAATCATTTCATCCTTCTATAGTAGGATATAAACAACAAGGTTTATTATATGGTGAACAATATAAAACATTTAGAGAAGTTCTTCACAGATATAATCCTGACTGTTCACCTCATGCTCCAACAAATCTACCAATATTAACAACTTATCAAGTAGGAGGTTATATAACAGCTTCATTAGATCGAGTTATTTATACTGGCGTGGAAAAAATAGGTTTATTTTATCTATTTAGACGAGGATCTATCAGACTTAAAATTGTACAATACGGTCAGTATACTAATACTCCTCGTTGTTTAATTGCAGGAGCTCCTAACGTTCTTTATGCAGGAACTTCCATCTCCACACCAACAAACCCAGTAGTTGAATTAGATATACCTTGGTATTCTAATAAAGCTTTTGGTTCTAACAACTTATACTCAGATACTGAGGATATTCCATATTTAATTTCTAAAATTCCTGGAGCAGGAACAACGGATTATACTTATTTAATGAAATCGATTGGAGACGATTTCTCATTTCATTTTCTCGTACCTTTGCGAGGAAATATTGTTCCCTCTTCCAACACTTATGCTGTTGGTTTCGGAACTCAAGGTCTTTATGATGCCTTTAATACTTAACTTTAGTCAGTTTCAAACTTTTATGACTAGAATTATACACATAAAG